AAGTATTATAGCAAGTATATAGATGAACACATTGGATAACAAGTGTCTCTTTCAGTTGTACGACGAACTCGACCAACTGATTGAAGAGCGGAAGCATCTGAAGCAATACCGCCACGTTCCCGAAGGACGTACTCTTGAAGAAGTCTTGCAGGAACTCGACGAGGAAGAGATTTATATAAGACAGAAGATTGACGAACTCTCAATCGTTCAGTCGGATTACTTTGATGAAGAATTTTAAAACTTAGATAGAAATGTCGAATCAAACAACAGCAGTTACCCTCAAATCAATGTTGGGTAACGAAAACGTCAAGGCTAGATTCCATGAAATCCTTGGCAAGAAAGCACCGGGATTCATCAGTTCAATCCTTTCAGTGGCAAACAGCAATGCATTATTGCAGAAGGCAGACCCTAAGACCGTGATGAACGCAGCGGTAATAGCCGCAACCCTCGATTTGCCTATCAACCCAAGTTTAGGCTTTGCTTACATAGTCCCTTTCGGTGGTCAGGCTCAGTTCCAATTGGGATGGAAAGGGATTACCCAGCTGTGCATGAGGTCGGGTCAGTACGCAAAGATTGAAGTAAACGAAGTGTATGAAGGTGAGGTAAAAATCAAGAACCGATTCACGGGTGAATATGAGTTCGGGGAAGCAACTTCTGATAAGATTGTCGGATTTCTCGCTTTCTTCAAACTGAATAACGGATTTGAAAAGTACCTCTATATGACCAAGGAAGAATGCGAAGCTCACGGCAAGAAATACTCGCAAACATTCAAGAGAGGGGGAGGTCTTTGGGCTTCGGACTTCAATTCAATGGCAAAAAAGACGGTATTGAAGCAGCTTCTTTCAAAATTCGGTATCATGTCAATCGAAATGCAACGAGCGCAAATTTTCGACCAAGCCGTTGTCAAGAATGACTTGATTGAAGAAAATGTGGACGAAGCTGAAGTTGAATACGTTGACAATCCTTCCAATGCTGATGCCCGTAGACAAGCTATGAAGGAAGCTATGGAAGAAGCGGAAGTTGTAGACACTGAAACTGGAGAGTTGTTCAAATGATAGAGGAAGTTTGGGTAGACATAGAAGGGTTTGAGGGATTGTATCAAGTTAGTTCTATGGGGAGAGTGAAATCATTCGATAGAGTAACAAGAAATATAATCAGACCTTTTATAAAAAAAGGAAGAATACTTAAGCCAAATCCAGATGGACATGGATATGTTTACGTTACTCTTTTTAAAGATGGCATACGTAGTAGAGTGAAGGTTCATAGATTGGTAGCCAATGCTTTTATTCCTAACCCAGAGAATAAACCCGAAATAGACCATATAAACTCTATTCGTGACGATAATAGATTAGAAAATTTAAGATGGGTCACAAGGTCTGAAAATAATAAAAATCCAATTTGGATTGAGAGACAAAGGGCTGCGGCTGTTGGTCGTGTCATTCTTCCTGAAACTCGTATAAAAATATCTCAAAAATGCAAGGGGCATAGGGTGAACATGGAAGCTATTCAGAAGATGGCTGAATCCAGAATGAGGGCTGTTGAAGCGTATGATGCCAATTGGATTTTAATTAAATCTTTCAAGAATCTTTCTGAAGCATGCGAGTTTGCAAATGTTTCAAAAATGGCGATAGTTAATGCTTGTAAAGGGAAAACAAAAACAAGCGGTGGGTATAAATGGAAATATAAACAATTATAATGGAAAAACAGAATACTGCGGAATGGATGAAAGCCCGCCTTGGTCGCTTCAACGGGAGTGCGATAGGCGAGCTTATGACCAAAGGAAAGAAAAATGGCGAAGTTTTCGGAAAGGTAGCCTTGACATATATCTTTCAGATTGCAAGTGAGAGAGACCTGATTTCAGCCTACAAGGAGGACGACTACCTGTGGGAGATGTATCAGAGTCAGGTGTCCTCATATAGTAAGTATTTCGATTGGGGGCATGAGCAAGAACCTTTTGCTATCGAGGAATACGAGAAAAGGACTGGCAGGATGTGCGAGGAGACTGGGAGCGTATGCCATCCAACAATACCGAACTATGCAGCCTCCCCAGACAGGTTTTCTTATGACGGTAGTGAAAGGATTGTGGTTGAAGTAAAGTCTCCTACCCCGAAGGTCTATATGCAATATCGAAATGAAATCAATGACAACGAATCCTTGAAGGCTGTCAAACCTAAGTATTATTACCAAATCCAAAGTCAGCTCCATTGCACAGGATTAAAGAGTGCTGACCTAGTGTGCTTCTGTCCGTTCTTGAAACATCCTATCCACATCGTCCGCATAACAGCAGACGAAGAGGTACAGAAAGAGATTGAATTCCGAATCTCGGAAGCTGAAAAAATTATTGAATCAATTTTAAATAACAAATAATATGGATTATAACTATATCCCCGATTGGTGGATGCCAAATACTAAATAACTATGAACAAGATTAAGATTTTTAACGAACAGGAAAGAGTGAAGATTGAATTCGACTTTGAAAACGTCGAGGTGGCTAGACAATACTTCAACGACGATGAATGCATCAAAGACATTGCGGAAGCATTGAAGGATGAAGATGACAACGAAGGTAAAGAAGAAGCGACTAGCCCCGAAATAGAAAACATTAAGAATAGCCTTCGTGACCTCATGAGAACTGCGCCGATGTCTGTCTTGACCAGCTTGCAGGGCATGATTGACGAAGAACTTGGTAAACGTGAATGATATGTTCTACGAGGTAAAGGTCAAAGTGGAGCGTGAAAACTCCAAGGGAGAACTCAAGAAAGTAACCGAACACTACATCGTTGACGGTTGTGAGCTGTTCGCTGAAATTGAAGCAAAAGCCTTCGAAGAGTTCGGAAACGATTGTGACGTGTTCTTCATTGCACGGAGCAAGATTGTTGAAATTGTCAATTGGAAGGAAATCGGGAAGCCGTTCTTCAAGGCTACGGTGGTAGATACCTTCACGGACGATGACGGGAACGAAAAGGAAACCAAGTATCAGATGCTTGTATGCGCCAAGGACATTGCCGAGGCAAACAAGATTATGTCTGAGCATTTAAAACAAGGATTTGATATGCACTTGGACGGTATCACCAAAACAAAGATTTTAGACGTGCTTACTTAATCATAGATTGTTGTGGCTTGTGTGTAAAGTCGAGTGGGGCATGTTCCTCAATGGTTCACCACGGTAGATACTGATACAGGGCTTTGGATGTTTTTTCAGGAGATTTTTTCCATCCATCCCCCGTATTCCTTGACGGGGGACAACTCCACGGGATAGTTCATATTGATAGAATATCGGTAGTTATAGGCGCAAGCAATGTGTGTTTTTGTCATGTTTGATATTGTTTATTGTTAGTAACCCTCATATATTTCATGCCTGCAAAACCGAAGAAAGAGGGTCGTTACCTCTTCCCGTGACGACATTGTTTTTAAGTTTTATTGTGTTTAACCGAAAGCCCTTTGGCTGTAGCCATCGTGGAGTGCAAGGTTCTCCTGTTATTGATATAGCAATGTATAGCAACCCCGTTAGTTTACATAGAAGAACGCCATTGCACTTTGGAGAAGGCGGAGCATTACCGCCACGGGGAACAACACAGACTGTCATTGTTTGTATTTTAAGTGGTTAATGTGGGCGGAAGTCATTCGGTTGGCTTCCGTTCTCTAAATTAAAGGCGTATGGTACTGAAGATAAACAAAGGCGACTATGAAAGGTTGATTGGTGCGTTGGAGGTCGCAAGGGAATCGGAGACCAACGCAAACAAGAAACGATTATACAATCTAACACGAAAGAAACTGAATAGACAAAATGAAATACTTCTCAAAAAAAGTAAGAAACCAGTACGGAGAGTTTGATTCCGAAACTGAATTCAACAGGTATCTATACCTGAAACACCTTGAAGATGTCGGGGAAATCAGAGACTTGCAAAGACAGGTGAGGTTCGAGATTATCCCTAAGCTGGTCAAGAATGTGGAAGTACAATTGAAGACAAAGGTCAAGATTGTGCAGAAAGTGGAAGAAAAGGCTGCCCACTACACCTGTGATTTCACTTACATCGAGAAAGGCGGTAAGTACATCATAGAAGAACAAAAGAGCCAAGGCACTGTGTTAGCACGTGACTATCCACTGCGCAAGAAGCTGATTAAGCAGATTATCCATAAACATAATGAGGAGGTGGGATTCGAAGATTGGCTGTTCAGAGAAATACTTCCACCTCCACCGAAAAGAAAGAGAAAATCAAAATAAGATAAGTATGTGTTTAACGAAAGATAAGTATCTTCCACCGTGAGGATGCTTATCTTATTCAAGAAAGATTAGTATGTGATTGCAAAAAACAAAGAATAATATTTGGCATTTCAAAAAGAAGCCGTATATTTGCAGTGCTCAAACATAATTCAAAGGCAGACGGAAGCCTGCTAATAGTAGGCATTTTTTTATGTCTATGCAGCACTGTATATATGCTATACGGCTGTCTAACCCCGTTGGAGAGATTAATGTCCTCCTGACTGCCTTTGGTATGTTTGAGCCCGGGAAGTGGACAGCCGTTTCTCTGTCCTATAATGCCAATAAAGCTCATATAATTATGGCAAACGAAATTCAAATTTTTGAAAATCCTAAATTTGGGAATGTACGCATTCAAATGAATGCAAGTGGTGAACCAATGTTTTGCTTGGTAGATGTTGCATCCGCACTTGACATCAAGAACACAAGCGACTTAAAAGCGAGATTGAATCCTAATGGGGTCGTTATTACCGAGGTCATAGATTCAATGGGAAGAGTCCAGCAAGCCACTTTTGTTAATGAAGGTAATTTGTATAAATGTATCTTCAAGAGTAGAAGACCTGACGCTGAACAATTCCAAGATTGGGTATGCGATGATGTCCTCCCATCCATCCGAAAGACGGGTAGCTATTCAATCACAAACAAACCCAAGCGTGAACCTTCATTGACAACAAAAGTAAGAGTAGGTCTTGAATGGGTGAAGGGTGTGAGTGAAATCCTTAACCTCAACGATTCATCAAAGCTTCTACTTCTTGGGAAGGTAGCAAAACCTCTTGAACTCCCGTTGCCCGACTACACTCCAAGCAAGGGTATATTGAAATCGGCATCCGACCTTCTGAAAGAACGTGGTCTGCAAATATCATCCCGTGAGTTCAACACGAGAGCAATCGAAAAAGGATTCCTCTGTGAGATGGAACGCAAGTCAAAGCACGGTGCTAAGAAATTCTTCAAATCAATAACAAAGAAAGGTCTTCCATTCGGAGAAAACCAAGTTAGTCCACACAACCCGAATAGTACACAGCCGCATTGGTATGTGGAAAAGTTCGATGAGTTGCTTGGCTTGGTAGGTATTCAGATAGCAGGAGGGCTTGTCTATGGAAACTAACCCAATCTTCATCAGCAAGAACCTTTCGGATTTCATCATCAAATACCGTAAAGACCAAGAACTCGTATCAAATGAAATGAGAACGATAGCCGACGCCATGTGCGGACTCGACATAACCATATCGGGATTGCATGTGGACAAGAGAACTGAATCATTGCTCAAAAGTGCTATGGATGCAATCTCATCCTATCATTGGATTCTTGGCATGATAGCCGAAAGACAATAATCAACAAGTTTATTAACCTATGTAGGGTGTGTCAAATGATGCACCCTGCTATACCTATACCCTTATGACAAAGACATTACCCGAAATCGCACACGAATATGCGGAACAGAATCCGAACGTGAGCGTGGAGCTTGCATTCCTCGAAGGGATGCTTTACCATTCAAAGCAAGAGAATGACAAGATTGACAAAAGACAGACAAAGTTCAAGCAAGAACTCTCTCTGTATGTCTCCAAGTACGGAGCGTCAATGATAACCGAGTTTTATGAGTATTGGTCGGAACTCAATAAGTCTGGAACAAAAATGCGTTTTGAGCAGCAAAAGACTTGGGAACTTAGCAAGAGATTGAAACGATGGTCGGATAACAACAAGAAGTATGGCAACAGAAATAACTTTAGAAGACAGGAAAGCAGAGGTGGTGAGAGTCTTTTCGACGCAGCCAATGCTCTACTGCAAGAATATCAGTAACAATATCACTACCATTAGGCAGGCATTGGATACAGAAAACCCAATTCAGCTTTCCGAATGGAAACGTGAAGCACCAGACCAAATCCGTGCCGTTCTCATCAAGTTTATTGAAGGGTCACTCGAATACTTCTCATTCAAGAGAACCGACATGTCCCCACAACAGATTGTGATGATTGTGAATGACATCATGGAGAAATACTACTATTTCCGTCTTGAAGATGTTTGTCTATGCTTCAAGAAAGGTAGAATCGACAGCGGTTACCGAAAATTCTACGGAAGGGTTGACGGCTCTGTCTTTCTCGAATGGTTTGCCAAATATGACAAGGAACGTGAGAATGTAGTACAATCGCACCCTTCAAACAACCTCAGTCCAATTGACTTGTCAAATGGAGTTCCGTTTGAGCAATACGAAGAGGATATGCTTGCGAGGATGGCTGGCGGAGACCTGTACGCAAATGAACAGTACATGCAGATGAAGAGCGTACAGCAGTTGTTTGCAATGAATATGGGGGCATACAAGAATTATCAATATAACAGGAAGCATCGCTTTGACAATAGAAAGTAATAACATGGAAGTAAGAATCAAGCAAGGAGAAGAAATGATAGATGCCACAATCGAAATGATTGATGATGTTATGGTTGTGTCACCGAAGGAAGTGAAGTTTGAACCGAAGGATGGGGATGTGTGCAAATCAATTAATTGCATCTACATATTTAAAGGATTAAGGCATTCTAATGTTTGTAAAGATAAATCAGCCATTATTTACCATTGTTGTTATAATGGCGATTACCTTACAACGATTGAGAATGTTGGTGTTGGACATATAAGCCGTAATCAAAGGTACGCCACCGAAGAAGAGAAGAAGCTCTTGTTCGACAAGCTAGCAGAGAAAGAATTGGCTTGGGATGCTGAGAAGAAGGAGCTTGTCAAATTGAAGTGGAAACCGAAAGATGATGAGCTATATTGTAGACCAGGGTTTAATAACGAAGAATTTGCATGTTATAAAGACCGATGGGATAATACCAAATATGAAAATTTCCTCTACAACAAAGGCTGGATATTCAAGACCGAACAAGAGTGCCAAGAGTTCTGTGACCGTCTTAATGAGGCGATAAATAGTGTGAAACTATAAATCAGACAATCATGAAAACAAAGATAGAAATCAAATCAATATTCGGTAATGTCCTTTTCGAGTTTAAGAAGGAGAGTAATTCGGTAAAGGATACATTGATAGAAGCAGTTAAGCGTGATGCTTACTTGCGTGATGCTAACTTGTATGGTGCTGACTTGCGTGGTGCTGACTTGCGTGATGCTTACTTGGGTGGTGCTTACTTGCGTGATGCTGACTTGCGTGATGCTAACTTGGGTGGTGCTGACTTGTGTGGTGCTGACTTGCGTGGTGTTAACTTGGGTGGTGCTGACTTGTGTGGTGCTGACTTGTGTGGTGCTAACTTGCGTGATGCTGGCTTGCGTGATGCTAACTTGGGTGATGCTGACTTGCGTGGTGTTAACTTGGGTGAATTGGGTAAAATCCAAAGTTCCTCCGACATCTTAATTGTAGGAAGGATTGGTTCTCGAAATGATTATACCACAATATTCCATACAGACAAAGGTGTATTCGTAAGATGCGGATGCTTCAAAGGGACATTGGATGAGTTCGAGTCAAAGGTTAAACAAACTCATAATGGAAGTAAGCATGAGAAGGATTACCTCGCACTAATCCAGTTCGTCAAGATTAAGTTTGAGTTATGATAGACGATTACCAACCAAGCGAAAGCCTCTTAGACGGGGATTTTAGCTGCGAAACTACGGAGGAGGAAATATAATGGAGGTATTGAGTATTATATCGTGCATATTGGTTTTCTTTGTTTGCATCTTGATTTACCTACTTCCTATTATATGCAACAAAACAGATAATTCCAAAGATAATGTTTGTAACGACAATAGAGAAACTCAATAAGTTATACCCCAAATCATGCAAATATGGTATGGGTATAAGAGTAGATGATATTGCTATTGTCGGCAATATGAGCATCATTTTAGTTATTCTATCGTTGAAACCGCATTTTTGTAATGGGATAGCATGTGCTATAAATGATAGATACACGCACCCTATACTAAATGCTGAAGTGAAAATCGTTTGGAGATGCATTTCTAGGTTTTTGAACTCCGGGATATAAAAGTAAAGCAATGTAAAGCATAACGGCAATAAAATACAGAAGCAAGAGAATATGTCCTTTTCTGATTTTGAGAACTCTTTTAGTATATTAAAGAAATCCATAACAATAAAAATTTTAGTGACATCGCAAAGTTATAAATAAATTCGGAGTGTTCGGCTAAACAATAAAAGTTTTAGTGACGCATTACTTCTATTAGGTCGAACACTCCACTTTATATTGACGATTATGAAAATAGAAACTAAGTACAATGTTGGTGACAAAGTATGGGTCATTAACGATACTCAGAAGGCAGTTAATGTCCAAATTCAACACATAGACGTGGAGTTTCATTCAGCAACTCCCTTTGATGATGACATGTTAAGTATCACTTATGAGTTTGGATTTGGCAAAAGATGTGAAGGGTTTGTTTTCCCCACCAAAGAAGAATTACTTAAAAGTTTGTAGAGTATGAAAGAGATTTTTGAACTTATGAATGAATACCCTATAACTTCGAATTGTGCCTTAATCTTTATATCATTATTAATATGTGTCTTATCTGTAAGGAGGGATTGATATGAACGAAGTAAGCATAATAATCAACGGAGTGAGGTATGATGCGGTGGAAGCAGCAGGATGTACTGAATGTGCGTTTTTTGAAAACTGCAAAGACCAATGTGTGTTTTTCGAATTGCCTCTTGATAAGGTTTTCAAGAAATCCGATAAAAAGTTTGAGCCATGAGTAAAGATAAATGTTGCGGAAATTGCATGCACTTCAAGGATGAAGATGTAAGCGGTAAAGGATGGTGCGAAGAACAATCTTGGGTAACTGAATGTAGTAAGGTATGCAAATGCCATGAACCCGACCTTAACGGTTGGACTGAAATCACTCCCGACAATGTGGATGAGGTAAGAAATAACGAAAAGAATGCTGTAATAATGCACCCCAAAGAATGGAATGCCCCTGAGATTGTTTGTTTTATAACAGCAGAAAATCTATCCTTTTATTCGAGATGGGGAGGTTACTATTACTATGTCTTACCTAAATTAAAATTGGAGGAATCAAAATGAAAGTAAAGGATTTGATAGCAGAATTGAGAAAACTCGACCAAGAGAAAGGGATTTGGTGTATCTATGACGGGTTTGCATTAGTAAACCTTGTCCCAGAAGGTGAAGTTGATGAATACGATGTGAGAAATTTCAAGAATGAAGGGATGGAATTAGGAGATTATGTAATAAATGCTGACTAATATGGAATTATCCCCATTTGAAAAGAAATGCCTCGCACTCACCATTGGATTAGAGCATAGCGTATGCGATGGGAAGTATTGCGAAAGGAAGCTGACTTGTCTTCGATACATGCTTCATACGAAGGCGAGACTTGAAGAACGGGGTGGATGCTTGAGTTATATAGGTAAAACTTTTAATGATAACTGTTATTTGAAATATGGACAAGAAGACAAGCAAGAAAATAGATGATGCCGTATCTGAAATAAGGATAGCATTATACAATGCAACTTTGAAGATAACCGATGAAGTTCAACGGGAAATAGAAACAAGGCTTATACAGACCATCCACGACCGATGGGAGTATATGGAGAGAAAGAAAGAGAAGAAATGACACTGACTGATATATTAACTATGCTCTTTGCGGTTGTAGGACTGCATGGGGAGATATTTAAAGGAGGATAAAATGCGAGTAAATAAAATAATCCACAAAGCCGAAAGAGCCAACGATGAAGGCTATTGGCTTGTTTGGGCGCAGTGTCACATCAATGGGCAGTACAGGTATTGCACGTTGATATACGATACTTGGGAAGAATCAAGGGCAGTCAAGGAAGGGCAGCTCTTGGATGTTGAGAAAACAAGATTCAGCATTAGGAGTTATGGATAGGAAACAAAAGCTGTTCAGTCTTCTTTACGAATGGACGATCGAAGAGAATTGCGACTACTGCAAGTATCTTAAATCGTTCCGTGACGAAGACAATCGACACCCTTGCAACAGGTGTGAGACTTACGATTTATTCAAGTTGGACGATGCCTTGAAGAAGGAACTGGACGACAGAGTTAGACAAGTTATTAACACAGTTAAAGCTGAATGATTATGAAACTATGGATAGCCCGTAATGAGGATTTAAGATTGCTTATATTCCCATGTAAGCCTAATGTGAATCTTAATAAAATAACGGATTTACATTATTGGACTTGCTATAATGCGATGGAAATTAGCCCAGATAGATTTCCCGAAGTAACCTTTGAGAATAGTCCACAAGAAGTTGAACTTAAATTGGTAAATGACTTATGACAAGAGAAGAAGAAATAAAACGGTACTGTGCAGACAACGGATTCCCTTATGGAGCTTGTAGCAGTATGTCAAGTCTTAAAGCTAATATAGCAACAGAGGCGATAAAGTGGGCGGATAATCACCCAAACGGCAGTCTTATTAAATGGCAGACGGTAGAGCCGAAAGAAAGAGGAGTTTACCTTGTGACATATCAACTTGAACTTTCCCCATATACAACCGCACTTTTCTATATTGGTGGGGTATGGTTGAATGGAGATTGGTTGGAATGTCCTAAAAGAAACATTAAGGCTTGGTGTAAGCTAAGCGACATTGAACCTTATAGAGAAAAGGAGGAAATATAATGAGTAAAGAGTTTGTT